TCTATCACTAAGTCTTTACACATAATGAGTGGGTACATTATTTTTATCTAATAATGCAAATAAAATTGCAGAAACTTTGTTATTTACTATACCTTTTTCGGCAATTGTGCCTTTCTTTAAGCCATTAAAAGCAGTTGCATCATCTTTGTATTCGATGATATACAAATTCTCTTCATCTGTCTTATAAACTTTTTTGGCTTTTCCTTCATAAAGCAATTCTCTTTTTTCCATATTTATCTCCTCCAATCTCTTAATTGTTTAACACTTCTTCAGCCATTTTCTCCCTATAATCAGCTAAGGTCTTCTTTAAATAAGTATATTTCAAAGAGAGAATATGACAAGCTAAAAGTGCTGCATTTTCTGCTCCATCTATGGCTACTGTTGCAACAGGCACACCTTTGGGCATTTGAACAATTGATAAAAGGGAGTCAAGACCATCTAAAATAGAAGACTTTATTGGAAGGCCAATAACAGGCAAGAGTGTATAAGAAGCAATAACACCAGGCAGATGAGCAGCTTTTCCAGCACCTGCAATGATTATATCATAATATTTATCTGCATTCACAGCAAACTCTTGTGTCTCAAAGGGAGTTCTATGGGCAGACAGCACTTTAACATCATAGGGAATTTCAAGTTCTTCAAGAATTTTTGTACATCTTTCAACTACAGGCAAATCAGATTTGCTGCCAACTACTATAGCCACCTTAGGCATTTTTATACCCCCTTTTCTTTTAAGACCCCAATTAGATAAGTACTAATTGGGGTCTTATTTTCACTCTGATAAAGTTATAAATCTCAATATGAATAAAATTGCAAGAAAATAAACCATTGGATGAATTTCTTTTGCTTTTCCTGAAGCAATTTTTACAATAGGATATGCAATAAGACCTGCAGCAATACCATTGGCAATGCTAAAAGTGAAAGGCATAGCAATTATAGTAAGAAAAGCTGGCATAGCCTCTGTAAAATCTTCAAAATTTATCTTCTTAATAGAACCCATCATCAAAACTCCAACAATAATAAGAGCAGGAGCAGTTGCCTCTGTAGGAACAAGTAAAGCTATTGGTGAGAAAAACAATGCTACCAAGAACAAAATACCTGTCACAAAAGCAGTAAGTCCCGTTCTACCACCTTCTGCAATACCTGCAGCACTCTCAACGTAAGTAGTCACAGTAGAAGTTCCTAAAAGTGACCCTATCGTGGTGGCAATAGCATCCGACATTAGTCCTTTTTTCATATTAGGCATTTTGCCATTTTCATCTAACATTCCTGCTTTTGATCCTGTTCCTATAAAGGTCCCTATGGTATCAAATAAATCTACAAAAGCAAACGACAACACTACATATAGCACACTTGTAACTAAAGAAATAAAGCCAATATTCTCACCAATTCCCAAAAGCCCTTTTATATCAAGTTTAAGAAATGTTGGTGCAAGACTTGGTGGCATTTTAATTACACTAAAATCAGAAGGTAATTTCACTATTCCAGTAAAAAGTCCCAATACTGTAGTAATTAATATTCCAAGAAGTATAGATCCTTTGATATTTCTCGACATTAATATGGCTGTTATAAAAAGACCCGCAATGGCAAGAAGTGTCCCAGGATTAGTCAAATCACCAAATCCAATGTAAGTTGCTTGATTTGCCACGATTATACCAGCATTTTTAAGTCCAATAAAAGCTATAAATAAACCTATTCCTCCACTTACTGCATATTTTAAAGACATAGGTATAGCATCAACAATCATTTCCCGTATTCCAAACAAAGTAATCAAAATAAATATAATTCCTGAAAAGAAAACTGCAGCCAAAGCCTGTTGCCAGGTATAACCCATTGTCAAAACAACAGTATAGGTAAAAAAAGCGTTAAGTCCCATACCTGGAGCCTGTGCAAATGGGTAATTAGCATAAAAAGCCATCATGAAAGTTCCAATAGCTGCTGAAAGACAAGTAGCTACAAATACCGCTCCTGCGTCCATCCCTGCTTCTTTTAGTATAATGGGATTCACAAACATAATATAAGCCATTGTTATAAATGTGGTAATCCCAGCTAATATCTCTGTTTTTACATTGGTATTATAGTTTTCTAATCTCCATATCCTATTTGCTAGATTTTCTAAAGAATTTTTGTTCCTCACTTTACTCACCTTTTCCATCATAATCCTCCTGTTCTATATTATTTTGCAACTTCTACAAGAATTTAAAACAAATAAGCCCGCAAAGAATAGATTTCACAAATTAAACACGAGTGAAACCTATCCTCCCGGGCTTTTGTCCCTAAGGTGTGGTATATAAAATATACCTGTACCGCTCGGTCCGAACACCTATAAATAGGCTGGAACCCTAGGTACACTTTCACTCATAGTCGAACAATTTACGGTTGTTCGGTAGAGACTCTCGAGCCATATTCTCGAGATTATATGAGTGCTTTTTATTCAATTGTCACACTTATATCTTATCAACTTTTTTAATATTAGTCAACCTTATTTGCGAATTTTTTTATAAAAAACTAAATTAATGTTCGGATTTTTATTCCCATTCTGTGTTTAGGTCTTTTTCTGTATTTTCTACCCTTGATTTTACTGCATTTCACGTCATTATTATTTCTATTTTCATTAAAAATTTACCGCTTCAAAAAATTTTAGTACGTTTTTAGTACGGTTATTTTCATTCATTGTTTGTATTTTCTATAGTGTCAATAATATCATTTTATGACTTTGCTTAAATCCATTTTAGCATATATAACCCTGTGAATCTCAACAACCTGTTCTTTAACCACATAGAACACTAAATAGTTTTTTACAGGTAATACTCTATATTCATTTTCAAGGGATTTTTCAGGATAATATACCCTGCATGAATACGGAAACTGTGCAAGCCTTGATATAGAAGTATCCAAGGCATCAATTAAATCCATTGCTGCCTTTGGTGCTTTTAACTCATCTGCAATATAAGATACAATATTAGATAAATCTTTATTTGCCAAAGGCAGGTATCTAATTTCATACTTCATCAGATTCCACCTTATCCGCAAGCCTTGCCCTTAATTCATCAAAAACTTCTTTATGGGAATATCTCTTATCAGTTGTTTTGGCTTCCAGTTCCGCTTCCTTCAGCTTAAAGTAAATTTCACTTTCAAACAGTTTCCGTTCGTAAGCTTCCATGCTCATTACAACCATATCCCCATAACCATTCTTGGTCAAAAATACAGGTTCTTGAGTTTCATGAACTATCCTTGATATATCTGCAAAATTATTTCTCAAATCCGATACTGGTCTAATATGTGGCATACAATTATCACCCCTTTATTAGTTTAGCATAATTTTATCATAATTATGCTAAAACATCAATAAAGCTGTAAATGTTATTTTTCCTCATTATAATTGTTCTAATGGCTTTATATTAAATGGGTCAGTAAGGTCATACCCCTTATATTTTTCCAGGAATTCAAGTAAGGCTAAACGTGTAACCTTCATTGAACCAAGTTTTAATGCTGGAAGCAAACCAGCTTTTATAAGGTCATAAACATATTTCGTATTTGTTTTTATAAGTTCCGCAGTTTCAGCAATAGTATAAAGAATATCCTGTGATTCAGCATTATAAATGACAGTAACATTTTGAGTATTACCTAAAAGGTTATGCCTTTTTAAATCATTAATAATTGCATCTGCAATTTGCTTTTCATCAAATTCTATTTTCATTGGCTTTAGATTCCTTTCTATTTTCCCTTATCACATCTTCAGAATCGCCCTAAATTCGCTTTAAAATGTTAAGGTAATACATTTATATATCCTTTATATTAAAATGCCCTAAAAACGATTTTAGAAGGTTTTAGTATCTAATAAACAATATCATCAATATCATAAGTTAGAATTTTACCAATATCACCTTCAGTTTTAATTTCTATTGGTGAATCATCAAAGAATGTATTTTCAAGTACACTATAAGCTGCTAATAAACTATTTTCAGGTGGATAATATGTTCCACCTAATGCAGGTGCTTCTTTAAGTAATTCATTAAATCTGTTTTGAACTTGTTCATCATATTCCCCATCAAGTTCAATAATTGGAAAACCATCTTCCAAGAAACATTCAACAATGCATTCCCTGCCTAAATAAAGTCCTTTTGCAATTATTTTTGACATGGTTCATCACCTATTTTTTGAAAATTAACTTTCAAAAAATATTATAGCATATTTGATATTATCCAATGAACAAAAAAAGCCCAAGGAATAACCTTATTGGCTATCCCTTGGGTTAATTATTATTCATGCACCCCTTCCGCAGCTATTACCATTGTTTCATAAACCTTGTCTTCTAAATGAGCAACTATACCATCAAGGTCAAGTTCTGAATTAATATGATTTTCATTGTTCATTTCAATATTAATTTCCGCTGTGGTAAATCTGTTTATTGCTTGTTGCTCTGCCAGGTCACGCATGTATTCCAGGCTTTCTTCACTTATTTCCATTGAATCAGCCATTCTTGCAGTATTCCCAGCTATATCAGCAATATTATTCATCATATTATCATAATCAAATGAAAAACCAGTATTAGCTTCTTTTGCTGCTGTTTCTGCTCTCATAACATTAATTTCAGCTTGTCTTTGTGCAGTTGCAGTTATAGCATCATATTTCATTTGTGATAATGCAGCATCTCTTGCAGCCATACCAGCTTCAATATTATTTTTAAAGTTCTGAAGGTCAGCTTCTCTTGCTCTTTTGGCTGCATCATTTTCCATCTGTGCAGTTGTTCCAAAGGTTACTTTCTGAATAGTATCAATTGAAACTCCAGGAATCTTATTCAGCAAGTTGATAAAATCATTGATTATTCCTATCGCACTATTAACCATATTTTCAAGTATGGAAAGAACACCTGCTTTCATATCACCCATGAAATTTTGAATTGCAACACTTGCTTTCATTATTCCAAGCCTCAGCTTATCCCACAAATCAAGAACCCAATAAACACCTGTAAAGAATCCGATTTTCACCCAATCCCAGGCTGTCAGGATTCCATTCATGGCAATCTTCCAGGCTATTTCAAGCCCACCAACTGATTGAACCCATTTATAAATCATTCCGATTAAAACACCTATTGCCAAAGCTATCCACAAAACGGGATTAGAAAGCATTGTAGCAATTAAAGCCCTGTTTGCTTCAACTGAAAGCCAGGTTACAGCAGTTTGAATTCCTGTAATTGCAACATAAGCACCAACAGCAGCAGTTAAACCCCAAAATATGGGTTCAAGGGTTGACCAGTTGTCATATATCCATTGTGCACCTTTACCAATTCCTTGGATTACTGGTTCAAAGGTCTGAAGCAATGTATTTCCAACAATTGTTCCAATTTGACCAAAGGTCATTGGCATTTCTCTAAACTTATTTTCAATATCATCAGCAGCACTGAACATAGCATTTTTGATAATATCCGCAGTAATTAAACCTTCTGCACTCATGTCTTTTAATGTTCCTTCAACACCCATGACCTTATGCATATAATCTTCAATTGCTTGTGCCAGCATTGGTGCATTTTCCATTATCGACCTGAATTCATCACCTTGAAGCCTTCCAGCAGCCATTGCTTGGGTTAATTGATACATCGCAGCAGTTTGTTCTTGAATGCTTGCACCACTTACAGTAAAGGCTTTCTGCATTAATTCAGCAAAAGCAATCATTTCATCAAAAGCAATCATTTCATCATTACTTTTGAAGGCATCACCAGCTAATAAACCTAATTTTGAAACAACATCTGCTGTTGCTTGATAAGAAGCCCTTGCCCTTTGTGCTGAAGCAACAATTTTATCCTGAAGTTCTGCTGTGGTTTGTAAGCCATTATTGATTAAATCAAGCCTTGCATTTGTTTGTGTCATATTATCAGCAAGTTCAATAATCTTTTTAGCACCAAAAGCAGCACCCAAGGACATTGCCATACTCTTTAATTTGTCCATTAAGCCATGACTATTCCTAATATCATTATTAAATTCCTGCTGTGCCTGGTCTGCTTGCCTAATTTGCTGTTCAATTTCATTAAATGCAATTTCAGCCCTGTTTAATTCTGCCCTTGCTGCTTGAATACTTGCTGTATCAATTGCATTGCTGGAAGCCCTCTGCATAGCTTCAAAACTGGATATAGTAACATTCAGTGCATTGGTTATGCTTCTTAATCCTGGTGTCATTCCATCATATAATTGAATTGCACTTCTTATTGTTGCCATTTAATTTTCACCCCTTTCTTTGGAATTAAATCCAATAAAATTAAGTATCCGCTTAAATATTGATTTTTCCTTTGATTGCTCATTAAATTGCTTTTTAACCATCCTTCTTTTTAATTCAGCATTTAAGCAGTATTTATAAACCCTATCATATCCATCCCTGTTTTTATCTTTCATGTGGTTAATTTTCATAAGCAATTCTTCATCGGTATTTTTCATTAATCTTGGAAATAGCTGTTTCAATGTTGGATATATTTCATGACTTTTATTCAACACTATTATTCCATTATCAGTAAGTGAAGCAACCTTATCTAATGAATCAGGGTCATTACAGGTATAAGGAAGGTCTTTAATATACCGTAAATGATGAAAATTTACAGCCCATAGATTTTCATTGATAATTTCAATGTTTTTATTCATGGTATTTTTCACCTACCTTTTTAACAACACTGGTTAAGTATTCCATATAACAACTCATCCAATGTTTCTATCCTTTCCAATACAACATCAGGTGAAGCAAATTGATTTATTTGGTCTTTTTCTTGTTCCAAAGAATTAAATACCATCCATTGATACTTTTTCATTAATGCCTTGCCAGCTTCACTATTTCTTATTTTTTTAATTGCTTTAAATTCCGCTTCCTGAACAGATTGACGTGTAACTTTAAATTTTTTAGCTATTTGTTCAAATGTTTGTGGTTGACCTTTCAAGCCATAATGCATAATCAATACATTTCTTACAAGTCCAGCACCTTTTCCAAGGACGGTATAAATTACGTTAAATAAATCTTGTCTTAAAATCTCATTATCAATTTCATCTTCAATTAATGTAAATGGTTCTTCAGATTGTTCATCCGCAATTGATTCTTCAATAGTTATATCCTCTGTTCCTGGAATGGTTTCTGAAATACTGCATATTTTTATTTGTTCACTGTTTGAATCACTTTTCTTTATCCTGCAAATGTTTCTATTTATGAAAGTAATCATTCTATATTTGATTACTTCACTTGCATATGAAGAAAATTTAATTGGTTCTTCATCATCAAACCTGTACTTTTCAATCGCTTTTATAAAAGCAATCCAGCCTTCTTGTACCAGGTCATCAAAATCAACTAATGCCCTGCTTGCAATACCATAATATTTATTGGCAAAAAATTTAACAATATTTTCATTTTGTTTAATCAATTCATCCAAAGCAGAATGATTGCCTTCTTGATATTCTTTTATAAGTTCTTCATTAGTCAAGCAATCACCCCTTCCCTAATCTTTACATCATGTTGGTAATATTAATTTCTGGATATAAAATAATTGATAATTTCTTTAATGCTTTTTCTTTATTCCTTGCAACCGTTGAAATATCAATATTTAAAGCATCTGCTATTTCATTTCTCGTTTTACCTTCAATACAATAGTTGTAAAAAATAGTAAATTCTCTTTCACCAGCTATTGCATGTAATCTTTTCAAAGCATCATTCATGCCTTTTATAAATATTGCAGCTTCATGTTTTTCATTGGCTGGAATAGAAGCATCTTTTATTAAAGCTAAACAATGTTTAAATTTCTCTATATCTCTTTTAGTTAATTCTAAAACTAAACCACCATTTTTAAATTGTTCGATAATCATTGATTTAAGAATTTCTTTGATTACTGCCTCATCCAGTATATTAACCACCCCCAAATATAAAAAAGCTGCATTGATATAAAAAATACTTTATACCAATGCAGCTTAATGAAAATTTATTCTTCTTTACCATCCTGAAGAATAGTTCCAACATGCTCTATTGCTCTTAAATGGTCATAGCCATCATCATTTGGATTAAGTGCATCAGGTGTTGGTGAACCAGTTTTAATTCCAACAGCTTTACCATTCACTATTCCTTTTTGTAAATCATCTTGGTATTTCATATCACATTACACCACCATTTCATTTTTTAATTCAGCTTCTACTTCTTTATATGAAGCAGGAATAATACTATCAAGCTTTTGAATAATCCTTTCAATGTCTTCAATATCGCTTAAAAGTGCAGTTTCTTTCAAGGTATAAGCCAAGCCATTAGTTGTATATGTTCCTGCATCAAAGAACTTGGCAAAATTGTTTTTAAGGATTTCAAGATTATTTACAGCCTTATCAAATAATCCAAGGCTGTAAATAGTAACATTTAAACCATTTATTTCAGAAAGAACTGCATAAAAACGTTTCATGGTCTGATAATCACCAAAGAATGGTTTCACCAATTCAAAAGCTTCTTCATCTGTAAGCTTATTACCAAGTAAGTTAATGAATCCAATTGCATTTGAGATTAAAACCTGATAATCAGCAGGTTTTTTTATAGTAGAATTTAAAATGGCTTCCTTTTCTTCTTTGATGATGTTTAAAAGCTGTTTATTAAAGTCTGCATCATTATTTAACATTTGTGCTTTTACCTTCCTGATTTCATCCTGTTTGGCATCACTGGTGTAATAGGAATTGCTTTCCCATTTACTTATTTCTTCCAGGAAAGCATTTGTAACCTTTTTGTAGTTTTCAATGAGTTTTTCCACCTTGTTTTTTAATTCCATTTTCATTTTTAATCATCCTTTCTTTGTTTTAATTAAATCTGAAGTTTTCTGTAGTTTTAACCTTAACAAATCTTAACATTTTATATTTGATGTTAGGTTTTGTTAGGTTTTTATTCTCTTTTTAGGGTGTCCGATATGTCCGAATACTTACCCAATATCAGCCAGCACCTGGTTCAACAATGCTTTTAAATCCTCATTACCCTTAAAAGCATTTATATCCAGGGTTACTGTTTTACCATGATGAATTTCACCATCAAGGCTTTTCCATTTAGCCTTTGAAACTTGGAACTTTTTGGCTTCTTTGTAATACCTAAATTCCCCATGCTCTGTAATTACTGCTACCGGTATTTCTGTTTCATAAAATCTTTTCATTTTTTATCATCCTTTCTTTTGATTTATTAAATTTCATCAAACCAGTTATCAAAACATTTATTCCTGCTGTCTGTTCTACAATTTTCCCAAATTTTCCACTTCACCACCTGCCTTTTAGGGAAAAATTAAAAAGAACATCCAAGCCAAGAAACAAGCTTGAATGTTCTTTTTAATTACTAAAAGCCATACTACAAGCATATCACTAATAATAATGCATTACCAGAGCATCAATGTGACATGGTTTGTTACATTTTCTATAATAAATTATCTTGAAAAAGTTGGCTTCACACGATAATATTAATTTAGGGATTTAATATGTACCATGTGAAGCCATTGTGTAATGCTTGTCCATGTATTATGCAATGGCTTTCCTCATGGTCTGCATACTTCAATATCAAAAAAGTATTCAGGAATTTCTTCAGGTTTAATATCTAACAGTTCAGCAGCTTTTTCTATTTCAGATTGTGTAAAGTCTGTTGCACTTTTTAACCTGGAATTAATTTTTTGCTTGCTCATGCCCATAAGCTTCCCAAAGGTTTCTATGTTACCAAACATAGCATTGATTCTTTGTTCCAGTTTTTCATGATTGAAAATAATAAACATTTTACATTCCCCTTTCATCTTATAAGTAAAATTCAACTTCATCCTTCAGCTTAATGGTTTCCCAACCCAGGTACTTCCTTAAAACGTTCATGGCATCAATCAAAGCTTTTATTTCATCATAATAAGGATTATCACTAAGTTTTTTATAATTGCCTGTCCTTTGTTCTTCCAGGAAGCAATCCAGCAAAGCTTCATAATGTGGTCTTATTGCATCAAGTACATGGTCTATGGTAATCACACCCTTTCCTTTTTTGCTTTTAATGCTGACACACCACACCAATAATCATTGGCACGAATACCCCAAAATTTACAAGCTTGCCTTTTTGCATCTGTGGAATTTTTGGCAATACAGGTGAATTCCCTTCCACCTGGTGAAGTTACTTTGTATTTATGCATTTAAATCATCCCTTTCCTCTATTTTAATAATCTAAAATAATCTTTGATGTTTTAATCTTTATATGCTTTCCATTTATCCAGCAACTTCTATTTGAATGGCTTCTTGCTTTGCAGCAGCCTTTTTTTATTGGCTTGTTTCTTGAAACTTTTGTTTTGTGTATGCTATGAATTTCACCACATTCAGGGCAAATATAATTATAATAACCATCTTCAAAGGTTACTGGTTTAACTATATGAAATCCTGTTGATTTATCAATAACTGTTCTTTTGTCAATGTATCCAGCTTCAGCTACTAAAACATCATCATCATTAAACATAATTTTTCCATATTCTTTTGCTCTTCTCACCAAGTCTTTCAAATCTCTTTTCATATTCTAAATCATCCTTTCTTTTTTTATTTGTCATTTTGTCAGTTAGTTATATGT